GCTCTCAATGACTTTAATGAAAAATTTAATTTTATGTTTGCCGGAGTCCAGCCGTTTGCTGCCAATGCAGCCTGTCTTGTGGCGTGCGCCGCAGTCCCAGTGGCCATGCTATAGCGATAAACTGAACGTGTTGTTGCGTCATACATGAATCCAGTGCCGCGCAAGGCAATACTCATATTCGATATCAATCTGACAACTGCAGATGCTGTTTTCATCATTATTGCAAGAGCAGCAACTGCCAGTGTCACTCCTCCAAGAATTTTTGTGAAAATGCCAGCGCCTGGAATTTTCAAAAGAGATGTAGCAATTTTTGAAACCGTGGTCGATAGTTCAAGCAGTCCACCAACAATCGGCTCAATAGTATCTCCAAGTTCAATTAATGCTACTTTTTGCGCTGCTGATGCTTTTTGAAATTTGGAATCAGTAGTTGTACTGTAGGCATTAAATGCGTCGTCAAGGTCTCCAGTACTGTTTTGAAGTCTTTCAAAAATTTCTTGATTTTCTGCCGCTGCTGGACCAACCAATTGCAAAACCGCAGTCAAGGCGCGAACGTTTCCAAATACTTTTGCAAACCCTTCAGCGTTTTTTACGCCTCCAAGTTTTGCGGAAAGATTTTGTAACGCAACAAATAATCCTTGTTCTTGTACTTCTTTTCTGATTTGTCCAGCACTTGTACCGACTGCGTAAAGAGCCTCGCTCGCTTGCTTTGATGGTTTCAGCAATTGGCTCAATGTTTGACGAACATAAATACCAGCAGTACCGGCTGTCATACCGCTTCGAGAAAGAGCCGCAACAGCAGCAGCAACGTCCTCAAACGAAGCACCAAATGCTGCGGCAACGGGGAGTACCTTGGAGAATGCGGGAGCCATCGTGTCTGCTTCGGCTTTACCTTCTCGAACGGCAGCAACAATAACGTCGGTAGCCTGTCCGGCCGACAAACCTGCAACACCATATGCGTTTATTGCGGAAGTAACAGCATCTGCCACTGTTTTCGTTTCACCAAGACCTGCTGCTGCTGCGCGCGCAGACTTATTTAATACGTCCATCGCGACTGCTGAGTCGCGCAAACCAGCAGAAGTGATAAAGTAAAGTGCGTCGGCTAACTCTTCTGGTCCTCGTGTTGTATCAGTCGCCATCTCAAGGACGCTTTTCTTCATTGCCTCGATTGAGTCGGTGCTGATTCCTACGAGACCTTTAATTCTCGAAAATGAAAGTTCAAAATTTCTACTTGCCTGCATTGCCGCTTGACCAATTTGCATAAATCCACCAGCGACGGTGTATTTCATCAATGTTGCGCTTTGACGCATGGCGTCGCCAAGAGTTCTTGAAGATATGGTTCCGGCGGCGAAACCCTTACTCATTCCCTTTGTTGCTGAAGTAACTGTCTTCATGCCGGACGCGGCAGCACCTACCCCAACAGTTCTAATGACTATTTGTACGTTTAGTGGCGGGACTCCACCTGTTGCTGCGGCTGGCATAGCCGTATTTTCTCACACGTATGCAAATTAAGCAAACGGCTGATTTTACTTATCTATTAACAGTCATACCCATCTGGGCAGCCAAGCCCAAAAGTTGTTCAGCGCCTGCTCTTTTTTTCATGAAACCTTTTGCTTCAAACACAATTGCTACTTGTGCGGGGCTTAATTCCCAGAATTCTTCGAACGAGCGGCCCGTTTCGGCCCAGATTCCGAACCATTGCTTCCATGGGAGGAATCTGCTTTCAGCGTTTTGCTCAACTCCGCGTTTAGGAGACGTTTTTGTTCTTCGGCGAGCCCGATGCTGTTCTTTAGCATTCGACTCGCCATAAAGGGGTCCACTCCGTTCGCCACGGCCCAGGCAGTACCAATGATGTTTGAATACATCATTAGTTCTCCATCGAGCATGGCATCTCCTGTTTCTGTGGGGGTTTTCCTTAGTGCGAACGCAAGCGTTTGACGAATCGTTGTATATGGGGTTTTTTCAAGTTGCTCTTGCCATGCTTCAAGCCCACCAAAATGCAATTCAATATCAGAAATAATATTGTTTGTGAACCTGACGTGAAAAATTTCTTTTTCTATTTCTCCGTCGTCATTGTAATTTACTTCCAGCACATCCCCAACTTTGCTTAGTTTTGCAAATTCGCAAGGAATGCCTTTGTTTTTTAATATCATCGGTGTGTAGTCCATAGGGGCAGTATACACGATTGCCTAAGACGCGCAAACGCCAGCCTTGGAGCAGAATACCACTCCAAGGCTGGCGTTCACACCAGCAGAACTATTTGATTATTAGGCGCTCAGACCGCTTGATGCTTCGCGGAAGGTAACTGTTCCGAAACCAAGACCTGATGCGATTGGCAAAATTGCTTCTGCGTCAAACGATGGTGTTGAGAAATTGTCAGTTGAGCCCGACATAATCGTTCCACCTGTGATTTGACACTTGTTCAAAACAAACACCATTTCGGCAAGGTCTGATTCAAGGTCATTGACCAAGAATTCAATCTTGAAGTTTGGAAGCGAGTCGCCGTCAAATTCATACGAGGCGGTTTCTGATGAGCCCGAGCCAGAAGTGCTTACGCTTCCACCAAAGATTGTTGCGAGTACTGGAAGGCTCAGTTCACTGTATGTTGCAGAAAAGTTAAGACGGTCTACTTTACCTTTCTTGGCAAGCACCTTTCCGTCGCCTTTTAATTCAACGCTAATGAAGTTTGGTTCTACCGAGACTTCTTGGATACCTGGGACATCAACGGCTGCGCCGTATGTAATGCCACCAGTTGCATCTGCCGTAACTGGATAAACTTTGCAGTCATGTACGTCAAATGAGATTGTCGATGTATTTGCAGCCATTGTTATGACTCCTTTGTTGCTCTGCTTGATGTGTTGGTTATCAACACGCTTGAAGTCTCACAGGTTTGTGAGTATAGATAAAGTATTCTCTAGGGATTTATTTTCGCCCAGGTTTTGTGATTGACAACACCTGTTGACTCAATTCCTACCTTGGACTGAAAATTCTTTACCGCTATTTCGGTATTTGCACCAAAATCTCCATCTGTTGCGCATTTAACTCCGGCTTTGTTCAAAAGTTGCTGCAGTGTTCGAACTGCGGAACCCTTTGAACCCAGTTGAAGAATTGGATTAGATGCAGCATTAGCCTTGCCACGCTTTACTTGTTCTTCACCGCTTGATTGTGGAACTGCAGAAGTGACTGCTGGCTTTGGGGCGGGCTGTGCTGCTGGCGCTGCTGTCGCTCCGGCAACACATACTTCACTTGGATTTGCTGCCATCCATGCTTTTACGGCCTCAGGAACATTATCACCTTCTGTATAACGAATATGCCATGGCTCTTCTGGTACAACTTCCCAACTAAATCCATACTTTACACAATTTGCAATCATCCATTGAAGGCGCGGGCCACTAGCAGTATGCACGTCAACAGCCAAGCCGCTATTATGCTGCGAGGTGCCCGGTGCCGCCAAAGGGGCCATACCTTTTTTGAGCCAATATTTCTTGCCTTCAAAAGTGCGAGTTGATTGACCCGGGATTTCTGTTTCAAGGTATCGTTGCTTAAAAGCGGCAAGTTGTGAGTCGTAGGAGCGATATAAATCGCCTGCGCTGGTGGGCTTAAGTTCAACCCCATCTGCTGCGGCAGCGGCTTTCATTGCCTTCCATGCATTTGCCGCAAGCCAATGCAGGCGCCCACCATCAACTTTTGGTAGGAGAGATTCCGGTAAACGCCCTGGCTTGTGACCAGCAACGTCTGCCGGCGGGGTTAATTTTTTAATATATAGTTCAGACATGTTCTCTCCTAGTTTTATAAAAAATTTTATTGTTCAGTAGCAGGATTGTCCTGCTTTGGTTTTTGTACTTTACTAAATACGGCGTCAATTTCATCAATACTGAGTTTGCCATCGTTCAAGAATGCCCTAGACAATCCTTCAACAACAACCGCAACACCAGCAATCCCGGCCATAAAAATTGCTTTCCAAACAGGAACACCCGCTATGGTCCCAGCGCCTATCACGCCTAAACCACTTGCGGCGAATGTCGCCAAAATGCGCAATAAAATATTTTTAATTTGTTCCATAAATTAAAACCAGAGAAGGCGCTCGGCGGAGTGTTTACGCACCGAGCGCCCACTCCGAGGTAGCGATACCTACTTTTTGGCTGCCGCCTTTTCGCCTTCTGGTTTTTTAGCCAAAAATGAAGCAACCATTGGGTCGCCAACTTTTGTGCTGATAACAGCAAGGCCTGCGGCCGCAAGTGGCATCAGTAAGGCTGTCATTTCTGCGTCTACGTTGTATTTATCGCAAACGTAAACAATCAAACCCAATGCTCCACCTTTAAGAACTTGGTCGTAACTCATCTTTT